TTCTTGTGTTCATCATGAATCTTTTTGGCGGCATTCATGTGGTTATTAAATTCTGTTTGATCCTGTTCTGAATAGTGTACTTGTTTTGTATCATGATTTGGTGATTTTTGCCAAACATCAGGATGTTGTGTGAAATTGTGCAGATCTGGATGTGAATCAGCGGTCATTGTTTTGATATCATTACCGTGATATTGTGTGTGAGTAACAATACCAATTTTAGACTTTTTAAGTTTCTCTGCTTCATCACCTTTGGCTTTATATGTAATGGTATTAGGTGTAAAGGATACCGAGCCATTCTTATTATGTTTTAAATCAGTACCAGAGTGCATTAAATCACCTTGATATACACCTGTTTTAGGTGCTACTTTCTTAAGGTGATTAAGGGCTGCATGGAGTTTTTCCATAAGGCCTGGAGCGTGGCCATGATTCTTCTCAATGTCTTTATGTGTATAGTTTAACTTAGGATTCTTATTAAAAGCAGACTTAGATGCAACAAAGAATTTACCTGTTTCTGGATGATGACCAAATACAACTGCCGGAGAACCGTCATATTTCATAGTCAATGCGGAACTGTTTCCACCAGACTTAATATGATTGTGTGCTTGCATTAAAGCATTATGTGTGTGTACAAAACCCTTAGCACCATGGATTAAAGGACGATCCTCAGCATGATGAATATGCTTAAGTTTACCGTCAGTTTCCTCGGTTTCTTCTTTCAGAAAATATAAAAACGATTTCATTGATGCCCTTACAGAGTTCCAACACACTATGGTTGTAAATCTATTTATACAACAAAATCTTTCAAATATCGTTTAGGTTTAAAAACACATCGTTGGGATTGTTTCTGATTGCCTTGATTCTTTGTTTAATTTCTTTAAAGAAGTTCCAGGCTAAAGGTACAAAAACAACAAAAACATCAGGATTGAGGTTCTTTATATCATCGGAGCTTACAATAGGAATAGATGATCCTGGAGTGAACATGCCTTGCTTCAGTTTATTATCATCAACAATAAAGTCCATCCGAATCTTTGAGAAATTGAGAAATGTGTTTCCTTTAGCAGGAGCACCGTAACCGACAATTATGGCACCATTCTTTTTCATAGAATCAATGTAATTTTTGCTCTTTTCCACCGATTTGAGACAAGTTTCGGAATATTCTTGATATGTTACATCATTATACAGTCCAGATACAGTTTCCATAGCAATTAGATTATCAATAGTATATGGTGCTTCACGATCTGCTGATATAATGAACACATAACTTATACCATGAATTGGCGTCTTAACCACATCAATCAAATTTAGTCCAGCGCGGTTACATAACATTTTCATTGATTTAATGTTATAAAATGAAATATGTTCATGGTAAATGGTATCAAATTCATTGTGTGTGATCATATTAGACTGAGATGTTTGAATAAAAATCAATCCGTTGGGATTTAAGTTATTCTTACTGTTCAATAGAAATTCCAATGGATTCTGATTATGTGCAAATGAATTCTGGGATATAATCAGATCCACTTTTTGTTTATAATTATCATCAAAATAACCACAACAGACATTATGATTCTCCGAAGATAATGGATAAAGATTCACAGCAGGATCAACGCCATATGTATCTAATCCCATGGACTTAAAAACATTGAGTTGACTACCATCATTACACCCAATATCCAATACTGATTTTGGATCGCCATGTTTTTCACGACAGAATGGACCAAACCAGTCCATATAATCCAAATATGTTTTTGTTGTACCGGAAACATAAAGATAATCTTTATACATCAAATCAGGATCAACCATATGCGTCAATTGAACATGATGGCAATTTTTACACACATTAATTGCCAAAGGATAAGATTCTTCGGCGGCATACTTGCCTTTCTTATATGAATTAGCCAGTGGTTGTGTATTTAAATCAAGAACAGGCATTAAATTATCTGAACCGCATGCTAAACAATTATCAATTTTTTGGATTGGTTGGGAAAACACGTTTATACTCCTTTTTTTCATCTTTCAATAAAACAACCATACTATCATAGAAATGAATAGAGGTCAATGTTTCATACATTTCAATTTTATTTGGATTAATATCTCCTCTACCATAACCCGACCAATTTAAATGTAATATATCAATTAAATCCTTACAATATTCAATAAAATTATCTTTATTTTGTATTCCACATCCTGTACCGCTATCTGTAAAATAACTAGAATGAGTATCTTCACATATATAGACTCCACCAACAGAAATGTGCGGAAAAACTTTCTCTAATGTTATTTTTTGGTCGTGCATAGAATGTGATCCGTCATCAACGAATAAATCAATTTTTGGATATTTTTCTAAAAATTCATCCCAAAATTCTGGAGAACCTTGATCACCCAATAAAACTTTTGTGTTTTTGCCATATTGTTTTTGGTGATCTAATACGGAAGGATCAATATCAATTCCAATAATAGTTGATGATCCACCAAAATATTTCTCCCACATCAATAATGATCCACCCTTTTGAACACCTACTTCAACAAAAACGGGAGAACTATTGATAAATTTAGAAAAGTATGTTTCGTATACATTAAAATATGGTTCCCATTTATCGGAACTTAATTCTACATTATCGAATATTTGTTTAAGATTTTTCATATATTTTTCTTTCATATGTTTCAGCATAAAGTCCTGGATTAGGAGAACATAATCTATCAGGAGGACTATGTAAATTAAAAATATTTTTTGCTTCATGTAGAGGCCAGAATTCAGGCAACATTCTATCCAACCAATAAGGAGGCTTAGATGTTCTCCACCATTCTGAGTCCGAAGGATCATCAAGTGTTTTCATATAATCACTACGAAACCAAAAGAAATTGCCGGAATAATGTGGAACAGGATGATTATTATAATTGCATCCCGCTACTTCATTTCCTGCATCTAAAGCATTTACACAATCTTTCCATCTCTCAATGCAACCCCACTCCAAGAATTTTTTCCAATAGAAGTAATTTTTAAATTTTGGTATATTATCTCCGTTTTTAAACCAATTAGGAAAGGCTGTTGCTCCCTTTGCGTGGTAATATAAACCATAAAAATCTTGGGTATGTGAATCATCCCAAAATCTTTTCATTGTAGGAACTTCAAACACAAAATCTTTTTGTCCTTCTTTTCCCGTATAACTAATATTACCTTTATAATGAGTAAAGAGTTTTAATTCCTCACTAGTAATCCCATATGGTATCTTATATGTTTCTATTTTTGGATATAAGGAAGAAATCTCATCATATAATTTAAACTGTTTATCATTTCCTAAAACGGTTATAGAAACAATTTCTGTTGCATCAAGCAATCCAAAATCTTCAAGTTGTTTCATTTGATCCAAGAACATGAATATCCAGGAAGCATCATCATTCAAGAACATATGATTATATAATCTAATTTTCATTTATATACCTTCATAATAATTTTTAAAATTATGTATCATATCATAATTCTTTTTTAATTCATTTAAATCTGCATTAGGATTCTCTGGAAAAATATTATATAATCTAGGATTGACTGTATATGGTTTTCCTGCTACGAAATAAAATAATTGAATAAAGTAATCATTCCAACCCATCTGAGGGTGTTTTGCATGGAGTTCATCAAAATACTTGTCCAAGAACAACATTACTTTATAAAAGTTTTCTATGAATGTTGATGTTTTAATAATAACACCGGCACCAGCACCATAATAAGGATGATTGGGTTTTACTCCAGAAACTTCAATTATAACACTTTGAACATCGTCTGTAAAATAACTAAAATCATTATGTCCGTTTTGTGCCAATACACCATTAATATATCGAGTATCATATGCAGCAATTTCCCAATTCTCATTAAACTGAATTTCATTAAGACATATCACATCATCTTCGGAAACAACAAAATGAGAAGTATTTAATGTAATTGCGGCTAGAAACATTCTCCTGAAGAACTCTTTTACATTACTCCTATTGTGCCCCCAATGTTGCGAAGGATAACCTATATTCATCTGTGAATGATAATATTCCACATTATGTTTCTTACATACTTCATATTGATCCTGCCCGCCACCATCACACGCTAAAAAATATGGTGCATGAGGATGATACTTTCTAAATGATGATATAGAAGCATCTAGTGCGGCTTTGTTATTATAGTTCCAATGATATATCCCTAGAGTTTTCACATTTCCAGCCAGCGTTTATTTTTAAGCGACCAATCAACAACTTGATTTATTCTTTCTTCTAATGAAACCTTAGGTTCCCATCCCAATGAACGCATATAATTACCATCAAGAGCATAACGTAAATCATGGCCAGGCCTGGATGAATGAAAATCAACCATTTCATAATCTAATTCCTTATTTTGTGCTGATGCAATCATTTTAGCCAAAGTAAGATTATCAATTTCTTCCTTACCCACAATATTGAATTTAGGACACTTGGCATTGCCATAATCCGGCTCATTTACAATGGGTGTAGTTAAAAGGAAGTATAATGCATCAGCAACATCAGATGCATGAACATAGAATCTACTTCCCGCTTGCGTTTTTGCTGGATTTGAATGGATGATAATCTTCTCATCATTATAAATCTTCCGAATACTTGCTGGAATAAATTTTTCAATCGTCTGTCTTTCACCAAATACATTCATCGTGTGTGTTATGTACATCGGTAATTTATATGTATTTTCATAACCAACGCATAATTCTTCGGCGGATGCTTTTGATGCTGAATAAGGATTAGTAGAATTGTACCGATCTCTTTCTTTATATGCAACTCCGGGAGGAGCAACACCAAATATTTCATCCGTACCGAAATAAAGAATTCTATCCAGACAATCTAATTTACGAGCATATTCTAAAAGATTTGCTGTACCAATAATATTATCATAAATGAATCCTAGGGGTTCACTAATCGAACGATCAACATGTGATGATGCTGCCAAATGTAGAATCGTATCGGGCTTACCAATAAAGTTCATTGTTAATGGATTTAATTCTGCCTTTAGATCATGATAAACAATTTTCAATCGTTTTCGTTCTGTTGGATTATATTGTTCCATAACTTCAGATAATCGATTAAGATTACCAGAATAATCTAATCTATCCAAACTAATTATTTCCCAATCTGTTGTTTTCATGAACAAATCAATAACATGATGGGCAATAAAGCCAGCACCTCCGGTAATCAATACTTTTTTCGTCATAATTTTATCCTTACCAAGTAGTTCCTTCAAAATCCAACCAATATGTTTTCAGATTACCTTTACCATTTAAATAATGGAACGGCAGAGCATGTATCAATGATCTACTAGAGTAGTAGTATAACAGGTTTTTAGGGCCATTGTCAAGCGATCCTGCAAAATGAGATGACCAAGTGTCTCCTCCAACAAATACTTCAGTTTCCATTATATGATGAATATTATCTAGAAAATCT